GGGAATTCCCCGTATGCAGTGTAAGTTAGATTATTTGGCAGTTTTTGCCCTTGTAGACCATTAAACGTCAACTGAGGCATATTATGCCTCTTTTGACCTTTACGTCTACATGAAACTCTAACACAACCAATTATTCTAAGTATTGATCGTGCTAAACTAGCGATCTCCATTATTGTTAAATGGAAACCATAACGACGGTTCTCTCGAATTTGTTATCGAGACAGTCCGTGTCCTAGATAGATTTTGTTTCTAGGGATTGGAGAGGCTGCCACCTCTCCTACAATTTTGATTCTTCTTATTGAAGATGTTGAACTATGCCTGGTTCTATTGTTAGGCGATTTAATGTTCTTATTTTAATTAGATGATAGTGTATGAAGCACGCTTTTGTTGGTTCCGTCAATTCCAACTAAGTTTCTCATTGAGAATATTCATCTTTTGATTATTTGAACAAATAACGTACGACAATTCATCATTATGTATGTGTGTAGGTCGGTTCCGTATGGGTAATACCGAAAAACCTGATCACATATGTTTTGGTGCTTGCAGAAAGCAATATGACACAATTTGAAGAATAGGGTTAACCAAGATCCCCGTTCATCAAATATCAAGAAAACCACCCTTCATGAAAATAAAGTTCACAACATAAAATAAACGATTTTTAGGTGGTAATTTTGACAATGTACCGTAATTCGCTTCAAACCGATTACGGTCAGGAATCCTTCAAGGCATTCCGCCGCGCTTCCTTTCAGCGCAAACAAATCAACGAGCATGTCGCTCGTCGACGTCCATTCAAGAACAATAAAGTGTGGAAACACTCACAAGAATGGAAGGAGCCATTCAAATTGACTCCAGAATTGAGCACAATCGAAGAAGAAGCTCTTGACACCCAGTTTGGTCTGGAAAGTGTCACAACAGCTTCATTCGCATTTGAAGCTCTCGCCAAATTTGCAAACATTGATGTTCCTGACAAGATCCTTCGCGAAGCCGAAGGTGTCTTGTTATTGATCGTTAATCTCACGCAGCAAACAACACCACTCGGTGTTACCACGTCCGTGCTGACGTGGGCACAAGGGAGGACATCACAGTCCATGTTTCGAACAATCAAAGAATTCATTGAAGAGCTTCTGATAGCTCCACAATCGGACACTACGCCACCATGGCTTGATTGTTTACGTGATTTGCAGCAAAATTGGCAACTTTGCAAAGGGAACAGAGCATTCAAGCAAGTGTCAAAACTTCTTGGATGTTTAGTGCTCCTTGGTTTATGTGATGTTTCATCATTGACATTTAACCTTGGAGATTTCAAATTATTTGCACCTGATTTGTGTGAGAAACATATGTCTGCCGTTGATGTCGCTGAGGCGATTTTCGAGACTGTGATTTTCTTCGCTGAAGGTGCTTATCTTTGTTTCCAAACTGGTTCATTGAAGCCTTTGCTTGTCAATGACCGTACTGCGATGGAATTGGATAACGAATATGCTCGCGTGACAGCTTGGTTTGATCTTGTTAAAAATGGCAATTTGCGAAAATTTGCCGACATGTCAGATCAAGAATTTGAAAAGCGATTAAATCGATTATCCACTTCACTCATCAATCTCTCCCATTCCTTACGAGGATTGGACAAAAAGCTTGTGATGGA